CCGTAGTTATTTTCAACTTTACGAGTCTTGTTCCATTTGATTTCAGAAACTCCTTGCATGATGGTGGAATCTTCTGAAATATCCAACGCTGGTATGGAAATACGGATCATAGACCAGCTATACGCTACATTGTTAATTATTGCCATCTTGTTAATTATTTATTGGTTAATGCCAACCCTTCGATTACCTCAATACGAGAGGCTACACCTACCGGAACAAGTGAGTATTTAATGATCAGTGTATCATTCTTTAATACATTTTGATTTTTATCAATTGTTACAGAAAAACCTGAAATTTCTTCATTATTCTGCATGGTTGTAAGGATGTCAGAAACAATGTTTTGAAACATCGTAATCTTGGCGGAAGACAGGTATCCAGTGCTGGGGTCTACTTTCAACGGAGAGTTGACATAAGGCAATAATGCGTTGCGTACAGCACGTCTTGACTTATGGATTGTACGGTTTCTGGCAACTGTTCGGTAATCACCGTTTGAACATGTCTGGTCTTTAGAGAAGAAAACTCCGCTTTCCAAGCCAGAATATTTGCACAAGAAGACATATCCCTTGTCATCCAGATTATCCAATTGGATTTTATTCAGAGATGAGTACTTTAATGTACTGGTCAACTTGTTCTCACTATTTAAAGTAACGTCTCCAAATCCCATTTCAATATCCGGGAAATAACCAATTAAATTGAATTTATTTACCCATGCAAATGATTCTTGTACGCTTGCTGAAGCAATACATCCGAGTGCAGCTCCAATATTTCCTACAGGAGTAAGGTTGGAGTTAGCAAGCTGCATGGCCGATACATCTGCATCCAAGCCTTGTCCGAGCAATACACTGACAAACCGGGCATCAATCATACATGTAGGGATTTTACCCAGTTCTACTTTTTTTACAGATTCTTCAGCTGTTGCAATTACTGCGGAGTTAGCGCATAACAAGATTGATAAAGGAGCATTTTCATCGGCTAAAGATGCTGCTTTAGATTGCAAATCTGTTACCAGGTCAATACTATATGTTTCCGCTTCCGGGTCTGTTTGTTTCCACAACGATTGTTCAGTCCAAACTCCAAGTTGATTGATCATACCATGTGCTGCACGTTGCATTTGTTCTATAGCATTCCAATCAGTACTACAGTCTGCAAACATGATAAATAAACGCCCTGTGCTTCCCTGTATTCCAAAGAAATGATTGATATGATAATAAGGAATTCCAAATAGCAAATCCTTTTCAGTGTCACCAGAGTATGCGGTAATGCCAAGTTCTTTCAAATCATCCATAGAATTGATTTCAATAACATTACCTTGTAATTTGTCTTTTACGGCCAAACCAGCACCTTCTTCAAAGAATTTAGCTTGTTTGGAAATATCAAACAACAAGCCTGTGACTTTTTCAGTTGAGGTTGTAGAGCTTGTTCCAATGTTTCCATCGGTATCACTCATAAAAACGCCACCTAATGCCATATTTGTAAATTTTATTGTTTGTAATACGGATTTTGATAAAGAATAGCATCCTTTACCCAATTAGGTTGTGTATCCTCGGTAAACACACCGCCTTTAGAATCAATGTACAATGCAGGATAATTGGGATACTTCTGTAACAGTTCTTTTACAAATTCTGGAATATCGACTTTTTTCTCTGCTTTGTCCTTTTGGGGGGAGGGTTCTTTGAGCGTGGTTTCGTCAGGGGATTCAACAGTATCTTTCTCTTGTGTTTCTGATTCTGTATTTGAAACAACCGGTGTTTCTAAAGTAACTGTAGGATCTTGTGCTTGAATGTCTTCTGTGACCGGAGTTTCTGTATTCTTTTTTCTAGCCATAACTTAAATTAAAAAAGGGAATGGAGTACCGACTCCACTCCCTTGTGATAAACTATGATGAGATATTTAATTCAATTTGTTATTCTGCATTTTTGTAAGCGGTCCATGCTACGATTTCTGCCGGACGAACGATGTTTACGTCCATTTTCATTCGCATTTGGAAGAAATACAACTCGCTGTTAGCTTGCAGTCGTTCAACTTTTACTACTTCAGCGTCATTTGCATAGTCAACACCCATCCACAGGTTAGATTCCATGCCGGTAGTAAATTCTCCGAGTACGATAGTATGTTCTGGAATACCGACAATAGGTACAATACGCTTACCTTTAAAACGATACTCGTTAACCTTAGTGTTGTCAGAGTATTTCACTGTTTTGTCGCTTAGGTATTGATCATATAAATCCCAAATATCCCAGCCACATACAAATACCAGTCCTGCTTTTTTACGGATTTGTTTCGGGCATTTCTTCCACATAGCATTGAGAGCGGCTTCTACACTGGCACCTGTACTCAATTCTGTAGTACCGGCAATAATGACTTGTCCGCCAGCTTTCTCTACCTCTGTTGCGTTTGTTGCAGTATTCGCCAGGATACGTTTGATAGCACCGTCAAAGTATTTCATCGGACCGCCAGCGTTTTCACCTCCAATAGTTGTGCAACCTTCAGGAGCGGTGATTTTAGCGGCAGCTGAACCACCTTTTGCGGAGCACCAAATAGACTCGCCGATATATTCATTCTTTCGATCCATCAAAAGGCGCAACATTTTAGCTTGTACTTTGGGATCTAAGTCACGGAATACCAAATTGCCTTCCGGTTGGGCGAATTTGTAATATTTTTCGTAGTCTCTGGGGTTAAATTCAAGATACACCATGAATTCTTGTGGTTCCAGATAACGTTCTGTGAATGTGTATTGGTTCAATCCACCAGTGGTTCCTGCTCCTGCACCATGAGTCGAGTTTGGAGTGGGGACGTTATCTTGAATTACTTTTCCCAATTGGATAGTGGGGATGGTGTATTTGAACTGGATTCCAGATTTGATATGAATCAAACCTTCTTTGTATGTATCATTCCCTTGCGCGGTATATGTCAGGAGATCATTAAGGACCTCACCAGAATATGTGTTTTGCGCAAAATTTACTGAACTTGCCATGTTGTTTATGTTATTTTGTTTTAGTCAAGTGTTTTAAACTGGAAATCTGTTCCTACAACAGCTTCGACAGCCTTAGCCATTTTCTTTTCTGCCTCGGTCATCTGATTTTGTGCGTTATCAATGTTGGCAGGATCATTTGCGATTTCTGTAGAAATTTTGTCACGTTTGGGGATAGAGTTCAGTGTTGCCTGTACCATCTCAAAATCGTTTTGGGCCATTTCCACCCATTTAGGTTTTGCATCGGAATTAATTTTACCTTCAGCAATTGCATTGTCAACGAACTGTTCGATAGTTTCCTTACGTTTTGCTTCTTCAGCATCTTTGTAGCTTTTCAATTCGTTCTTGACATTTGTCAATTCGTTTTGAACATTGGTAAGTTGCGCATCCAATCCTTCTTTTTGAATTTTCAAAGCATTGTATGAAGCCTGAATTTCTGCTGCCTTGTTTTCCGCATTCTTCAATGCGTCAATTCGGGTAATAACAGCTGAAACTTCAGAGGTTTTCTCCAAACCAAGCTGGGCGCATACAGAACCAAATGCAAATTCTTGTTCTTTGTCCATTGTTTTTTGTGAATTTGAATTTTCTATTTGATTTTGATTAGGAATAGAACTGGAATCATCAAGTGGTTTAAAGTTGCCCAGTTCTGTATTGATAGAAGCCATGATTTTTTGAAGGGCATTTGCTTCCACTACTCCTTCAATTTGATTTTTTACTTTATTACAAACCTGTTTAGAGGTTTTTAAAACACATTCTGCTGATAATATACCGGCATTTACGGCAGACTTTGCATCAAAGTAAGTTCCATCACAACCTTCTTTACCATCCATGATTTCTCGAACCTTAGCTTTTGTCAAACCAAATCTTTTATGATATATGGTTTCAATCTGTTTCTGAAAAGCATTTACAATTTGTTCATTGTCTGGATTGCATGTGTTTTCGTCACGTATGAATGGGTTGTGGATCATTAAAATAGAATAGTCACGCATGTAAGAACGAGTTCCTGCCGCCCACAATACTGAAGCCATTGATGCTGCCAATCCTTCTACAATTGTTTCAACCTCAATGGGACATTGTTGTATAATGGAGAATGTTCCCATTCCGTACAGAACGCTTCCA